TGGAAGGTCTACGGCCTCGGTCAGGTCGGGACGCTTCAGGGTGCGATATACGAGGACTTCGAGGTTGTGGAGGGTATAGATGTCAGCCGTGCGAAATTCGTCGCCCTTGGGCTTGACTGGGGCTTTAGCAACGACCCTACGGCCTTGGTCGCCATCTACCGCCAAGGGGACTGCCTGCTGATTCAGGAACTGCTCTACTCCACGGGCCTGACCAACCAAGACATCGCAGACAAGTTGCGGACCTTGGGTATCACAAGGGCTTGGGAGATCGTGGCGGACTCGGCAGAACCCAAGTCCATTGAGGAAATCTATCGGTTAGGTTTCAACATCAAGCCAGCGGAAAAGGGTCCTGATTCGGTTCGGAACGGCATCGACATCCTGAAACGCTTTAAATTGCAAGTTACCAAGGATAGCACCAACCTCATCAAGGAACTGCGGTCCTACACTTGGGCAACCGACAAGGAAGGCAAGAACACGGGCGTTCCGATTGACTCGTTCAACCACGCCTGCGATGCAATGCGATATGTGGCACTCAACAAGTTAAGGGTCAGTAACTCGGGGAAGTATGTTGTTGTGTAACTTTGCCCCATGAACACGGAACGCATCCTTGACCTGCTCATCGAAATCGGCAAGACGATTGCAGCCGTTTTCTTTATTCTCACCCTTCTAACCCTCCTTTGGACCTTATGAAAGTCGTTCACTATTACCACATCTACTGCGGAGGGAATTGGCAGTTAATCCTGAACCAACATATGATGGCGGTCTGCAACTACGGCCTCATCGGGGTCTTGGACGAAATCCGTGTCGGCATCGTCGGACCACCCGAACAACGCAAGGCGGTCAAGGAGGTGTTGGAGAACTCGATGGTGGCCGATAAGGTCAAGGTCGTAGTAACCCGGACCAACGCTTGGGAGCAGGCGACGCTGACTGAAATGTACTGGGCAAGCCAAGAGGAAGAAGCCGTCTACCTGTACGCTCATACCAAGGGGGCTGCGAATCCATCCTTGACAACCCAACTATGGGGCAGGTCCATGGTGTTCTTCAACGTGGTGGCTTGGGAGCGGTCAATGCAGATGCTGGAGCAGGTCGATGCAGTCGGCTGCCATTGGATTACCAAAGAGCAGTTCCCACACATGGCCGATGCCAACAACCCCGAAGGTTATCCCTACTTCGGTGGTAACTTTTGGTGGGCTAAGTCCGAGCATATCAAGCAACTTGGAGAACCTGCAAGGGACCACCGATTCCAAGCCGAGCATTGGATAGGCAAGAAGCCCGACACCAAGGTCTTTGATTCCAACCCCGGATGGCCTTCACCTGAAAAATTCGTTGTAACTTTTTGACATGAAACTACTCGCCAACATCGCATACCACCACAACCCCGAAAGGCTGCCAAACCTTATCCGGGTCATCGAGGCTATCAAGTCCTACCCGGTGCAGGCAGACATCTTCGTTGACACCAACGACCCCGAAGTCGTGGGGCTTCTTGCGGACCAACCCGTAACGGTTCACGCTCATACGCAACTATCGCACCCTTGGATGCTGACTGCGGTTCATCGGACACGAATCAAGGAAACCTACAAGTACTTTGACTGGGTGGCCTACTTCGAGGACGACATGATGCTGCCCAAGGAAGGCTTCGTAAACTTTACGGAGCGGTTCGATTCGATGTTTGCCGATGGCTTGTACCCATCCTTCACTCGCATTGAAACCTATGAGGACAAGGAAGGGGAATGTACTCCCGACGTGAACGAGGTCCTGCCCAGTTCGGTGTGGTGTCAGTATGCCGGCAAGGATTATGTGAGCCTGCCGTTCTTCATCAACTACCACGCTTTTTGGATGTTCAGCACCAAGAGGCTCAAGGAGGTGCTGACCCGGAACCCCGAAGAACTCGACAAAATCCCCGACAACGGTCTATTCAGGGAGAGCCTTGCTTCCTTCCCGATTTGGTCCCTTGGCTTGAAACCGATGCTGGAATTTACGGAGCAGGGCGAACTGGCAGAGCATTGCAAGGTCTTCCACCTAACGAACAACTACAAGCACGGAAGCACCAACATTAAAACCCTGTTTAAGCGATGAAACACGACAACATCTTTGGCTGGTCAAACATGGAAAAGCAAGGTCAACTGCTTCAGTTAATTCTTGACGAAATGCCTCCCCAAGAAAAATACCACATGGCTGAAATCGGGGTCTACCTCGGTCGTGGCACGGCCATCTTTGACGAGGTTTTTGTCAGCAGGGGGCTTGATTACAAGTTGGTAGCCATTGACCACTTTGAAGGCTCGCCTGAACACAAGGCGAGCAATTCAATCCCATTATACGAAGAGGCTTTGAAGAACCTTGAACCGATACGAGATAGGGTTTCTTTGCTGAATATGGAGTCGTTGGCTGCTTGCAAGAAATTCAAGGATTCTGCTTTTGACATCGTTTATATCGATGCATCGCACGAATATGAGCCTGTTCTCCAAGACATCAAGGCTTGGCTCTCGAAGGTCAAGAAGGGTGGATTTATTTGTGGGGACGACTATGTTGGAGCATGGCCCGGAGTTATTCAGGCCGTAGGCGAAGCCTTTGAGGGCAGGCATAAGGTCGTTCCGGGAACTGAACAGTGGTACATACAAGTATGAAACTCCAAGACCTCACCATCGACCAGTTCCAGCGCATCGGAGCCATTGAGTTCAGCAGCGTCCTTGGGGACTACGACAAGCGTGCAGGAGTCGTTGCAATCGTTGAGGGGGTCGATATATCAATCGTGAGAGAAATGCCCGCTAAGAGCGTCCTAAAGCGTTACAAGGCCATCATAAGCGAGTGGAACGCATTGCCTGCATTGGGGTACAAGCGAAAGTTCAAAGCCGGCGGCAAGTGGTGGATTCCAACGGTTTTCACGGACGAGTTGACCGCTGGGCAGTTGATTGAACTCATGGACGCAAACACGACGGACGAGAAACAACTGCTCCAAAACCTGCACCGCATCATGGCGACCTTGTGCAGGGAGGGCGGTCTATTCGGATTCTTCCCGAAAAAGTACGACGGGGCTGCCCATGCGGAGCGAGCCGAACTCATGAAGAAGCACGCCAAGGTGGGCGACGTTTGGGGGGTTGTCAGTTTTTTTTTGCTAAGTTCAGAATCCTACTTGAAAGTTTTGAGCGACTATTCCAAGCACCTGATGAAGACGGCCGAGGGGCTGACGTAAGCCCTCTCGCAGGGTACGGTTGGCTGATGGTGGTGTGGAGGATGGCTAACAAGGACGTACTGAAATTCGATGCCATCTTCGCAATGAAGGCGGTGGAATTCCTGAACTACGCCCTGTTGATTCACGACATTTTGGAAGCGGAGAGGATGGAAGCGGAGCGAGCGAGGCGCAGATAGACACATTCCAGCACGGGGGACATTTACCCGTATGGAAACAACCATACTTGCGAATGGCCAACCCGTAGGTAAGTTCGGCAGCGGTTCGATGAAAGGCATCGACCAAACCGCTTTGGAGGGGATTGGTTCAGTTGTCGGCCCCAAGGGTGGAGGCAAGTCGCCAACCCACGACGTGCTGGTCAAATGGATTGAACGGGTCATCGAACTTGCGAAGAAGAACCTTGAAGCAGCCAACGCAAATGCAGGGGGAACGCTATCGGCATCTATCGCCCCCGAAGACATCGAACTATCCGCAAAGCAAATCGTCGTGGCTATCATGGCTAACCCCTATTGGAAGTATGTGGACCAAGGGGTGCGAGGCAAAACGTCAAGCGTAAAGGCTCCAAGGTCGCCATTCCAATACAAAGACAATTACCCACCTGCCCAAGCCATGGCTGATTGGATAGCCAACAAGGAAAAAGCAGTTGTGCCAACCTATTCCCGTGAACTCAAGCGGATGCGGACGAAGCAGGAGCAGGGGTTGGTGGATGGCAGGTCGGTTGCCTATTGGGTATTCCAGCGAGGGACACGGGCCACGAACTTTATGTCTAACGCCCTATCCCCCGAAATGATAGACGTTTTGGTGAACACAATCGCTGAAACCCTTGGCAAATC